GAAAGTGGTTTTTACGATCGCGGCCTATTAGAAGCATACGATACAGATGAGTGGGAGAAATTAGATAGTTATATCAAACATGAGCGTGATGAAACATTCACCTATGTTGCTATGGAACAATGGCGCGGCAAGTACCTTGTACAAAATCGTGTTACTGGTGAGATGTTTGAAACACCACAAATGGCTTACATGTTAATAGCCGCGACACTATTCCAAGACTACCCTAAAGACATTAGACTCAAATGGGTACGTGATTACTATGACGCAATCAGTAATTTTGATGTAAGTTTGCCTACACCAGTTATGGCAGGTGTACGCACACCACAAAAACAGTTTAGCAGTTGTGTGCTAATTGAAACAGACGACAGTTTAGACAGTATTAATGCAACAGCCGCAAGTATTGTTAAGTACGTGTCACAAAAAGCAGGCATTGGCATTGGTGCAGGACGTATACGTGCATTAGGCGCACCTATACGCAAAGGAGATGCTTTTCACACAGGTGTAACTCCTTTTTACAAGTTATTCCAATCTGCTACACGTAGTTGTAGTCAGGGCGGTGTAAGAAATGGTGCCGCAACACTTTACTATCCAATATGGCACTATGAAATCGAAGACCTCTTGGTTCTTAAAAACAACAAAGGCACGGAGGATAATCGTGTGCGTCAAATGGACTATGGCGTACAATTTAATAAGTTAATGTATGAAAGACTAATCACAAATGGAGACATCACTGTGTTTAGTCCGCATGATGTACCAGAGATGTATGAAGCGTTTTTCAATGATCAAGACAAATTCAAAGAGCTGTACGAGAGAGCAGAACGCAATACCAAACTGAGGAAGAAGACCTACAAGGCAGCAGATCTGTTTAGTAGGTTTATGCAGGAACGCAAAGACACTGGAAGAATTTATTTACAGAACGTGGATCACGCTAATACGCACTCACCGTTCGATGAAAAGATCGCGCCTGTGAAGATGAGTAACCTTTGCGCAGAGATAGATTTACCAACTGTACCATTGAACGATGTCAATGACGAGGATGGTAGGATCGCCCTGTGTACTTTATCAGCGATCAATTGGGGCAATGTAAAAAGCCCACATGACTTTGAGAAAATGTGCAAGTTGGCAGTACGCGGCCTAGATGCACTGTTGAGTTACCAAGGTTATCCAATTAAAGCCGCACGTAAAGCAACAGAAGAGTTTAGACCGTTAGGTATAGGCATCATTAACTTTGCTTATTTCTTGGCTAAGAATGATGTAAGTTACAGTGATCCAGCGGCATTGCCACTGGTAGATGAGTACGCAGAAGCCTGGTCTTACTATTTGATCAAGGCTTCTGCAGACTTAGCAGAAGAACAAGGTGCATGCACTAGATGGAACGATTTGAAATCTGCGCAAGGTCGGTTACCCATTGATACGTATAAGCAGGATGTTGACGAGCTGGTCAAACATCAAGAGCGTATGCCATGGAATGATCTGCGAGAACAGATAAAACGGACTGGTCAACGCAATGCAACACTAATGGCACTAATGCCTGCAGAGACAAGTGCGCAGATCAGTAACGCTACTAATGGTATTGAACCACCACGTAGTTTTGTAAGCATTAAAGGGTCAAAACATGGCCAATTGAAGCAGGTTGTGCCTGAATATAGGCGGTTAAAGAACCGTTATGAACTACTGTGGGATCAGACTACCCCAGAAGGTTATATTAAGTTATGCAGTGTATTACAAAAGTATATTGACCAGGGTATTAGTGTAAATACATCTTACAATCCGCAACACTATGAGGATGAAAAGATTCCAATGTCGTCAATGTTGCAACACTTATTGATGTGTTACAAATATGGATTGAAGCAGTTATATTACTTTAACACATACGACGGCCAAGGTGAGTACTTAGTAGAAGCATCGGGTGAAGCAAAACAGCAAGAACTTGAGATATTAGATGATCAAGAAGATTGCGAAAGTTGTGTAATTTAAGAGAGAAAACATGAGCGTATTCAATACTAAAAATAATAAAGATCATACCAAGTCACTTGCGTTCCTAGACGAAGCAGGTACTCCGGCAATACAGAGATTTGACACACTGAAATATCGTCAATTTGACAAGTTGACAGACAAGCAGTTGGGTTTCTTTTGGAGACCTGAAGAAGTTGATGTCATGCGTGATGCAAAAGACTTTAAAGAACTTACTGAGTATGAAAAGCATATCTTCACTAGCAATCTTAAAAGACAGATACTATTGGACAGTGTACAAGGACGCTCACCTAATCTAGCATTTTTGCCTATCGCCACCATCCCAGAGTTGGAAACTTGGATTGAGACCTGGGCATTTAATGAAACAATACACAGTCGTAGTTATACACATATTATTCGTAATGTGTACAGCGATCCAAGCACTGTGTTTGATGGACTACGTGATATCAAAGAGATAGTCGATTGCGCCAAAGACATCAGTCACTACTATGATAACTTGATTGAAGCTGTGCAGTATTATAATCTACTTGGCGTAGGTAAACACAAGATCAACGGAAAAGAAGTTGTAGTTGACCGTTATGAACTAAAACGTAAACTATGGTTATGCTTGAACAGTGTGAATGCACTAGAAGGTATACGTTTTTATGTATCGTTTGCTTGCAGTTGGGCATTCGCTGAACTTAAGAAGATGGAAGGCAATGCTAAAATTATTAAACTGATTGCACGTGACGAAAATGTCCACCTGGGCAGTACACAAACACTGCTTAAAATATTGCCGCAAGACGACAAAGATTTTGTCAAACTACGCGAAGAGACCAAAGAAGAATGTGAAAAGATGTTCCTTAATGCCGCCAAGCAGGAAAAAGACTGGGCAGAGTATTTGTTCAAGGACGGTAGCATGATTGGACTAAACACAGAACTACTATGCCAGTATATTGATTGGTTAACCTGTAAGCGTATGACAGCAGTAGGACTTAGTTGTGGTATTAAAACAGGTAGTAATCCGTTGCCGTGGACACAAAAGTGGATTGCGGGTGCAGAAGTACAGGTAGCGCCACAAGAAACAGAAATTAGCAGTTACGTTATTGGCGGAACCAAACAAGACGTAGACTCGGACACGTTTAGCGGATTCACCTTGTAATGAATTTTGATTTTAGTAAAATAGCTGGCTATTTGATTCCTGTACTCCTGAGTCTTATAGTGTGGCTGTTTACAACCATCAACGAGCAGGAAGAAAAACTAGCAATACTAGAATACAAGATGATGCTGTTGGTCACGCCAGATGGCAAAATTGTACCCAGTGGCGGCAGTGCTAGAGTCAAAGCAGAGATTAACAAAGAAATACATCTACTAGATAAAAGAGTTACAATACTAGAAACAAAAGAGAACAAATGATAACAGTATATTCAAAAAATAACTGTCCTTATTGCACAAGGGCTAAAGCACTACTAGAGACCAATGGTATAAAGTACACCGAAGTAAACATTGAACAAGATGCAGATGCAAGGAAACGTATAGTTGACGCTGGTTTGCGTACAGTACCTCAGATTTATATCAATGAACAATTGCTACCCGGAGGATATAATGGGTTAGCAAGTCAAACAACTGAATTTTTCGATACTCTAAAGGAGAGTTAACATGTTAGTACAAAATAGTAACTGGGAAGGACAGATCTGCGCAATAAAACTAATCACCGGCGAAGAGATAGTTGCAAAAGTTGCAAGTGAAACAACAGATCACTACAATGTTGAGAGAGCATGCAATGTGGTGCCTGGGCAACAAGGTGTGGGATTAATCCAAGCACTGTTTACAGCAGATCCACAAACCAATGCGTCTATTCAAAAAAATCATGTTGTTATGATTGCTGAGTGTATTGACCAGATCAAAACACACTACATCAAGACCACAACTGGGTTAGAAATAGTTAAGTCTTAACTAACCGCCAGCAAACACAGTAGGTGAGCCAGTGATCATAGCACCAGCGACATCAGCACTGTCACCTATTCTACCTACTCCGATACCATTGAGGAAAACACTACCTGACCCAGCATTTAAAAATGCCACGTGAGGTACACATACATCTCCACTGGGTATTAGATGGGATACTGTTGGAGCACCAACTACTATAATGTCAATACCGTTAGCATGAACAGTGCCGTCGTTGTTTGGCGAAGCAATGGTTGTTGTGGTATCACAGCCATGTCCGGTTGTTAGTGTATCACCTACTCTACATATTGCTGGCATAATATGTATTTATACCAAAAAATTTGATTATACCCCACTATTATAGTATAATAGCAGTTGTTAACTAATACCTAGTACGCTTTTAAATATTGGATGCGGTAAGATAGGAGAAAAACATGAAGCAAGATCTAACCAATTGGTCAAGATTAGTAACATTTTTTCTAGGAACGTGGCTGGTAGTATATGCAATTATTGCAGTCACTAGTAATGTTAAAGCGCCAGCAAAACAAGCAGTGGGCGCAGAAACTATCGAAATTATTAACACAGCAGTAAAGCAGTCGCCTGTTGACATGAGACAGGTCAGGCGTGAATTGGATTGTCTTGCCAGGAACATTTACTGGGAAGCCCGTAGCGAGCCATACCATGGTATGGTTGCTGTAGCACAGGTTACTCTCAACAGAGTAGCGCACAACAATTTTCCTGATGATATATGTGATGTGGTATATCAAGGCCCAACCAGAGCATCCTGGAAAGACAAAAGTGTTTACTATCCTGTAAAACATCGTTGCCAATTCAGTTGGTATTGCGATGGTAAATCAGATCGCATTCCGTCAGTTAATCAAACTATCTTTGACCGTTGCTATGAAGTAGCCAGACAGGTATTAATTGAAGGCAAAAGATTACCTGACTTAAAACACGCAGTATTCTATCATGCAGATTATGTTAGCCCTGGGTGGCGTTATCCTAAGTTAGCAAAAATCGGCACACACATATTTTACGGTGACAGAAAAAATCAAAACTAAACTTCTGACATAGTAGTCAAATAAATACTTGTGGAGGTTTATTATGTCAAAGATTTTATTTTT